CGTAAATGCTCCCCAGTTAGGGGCTATACGTTACCCTGTATCTGTCTCTCAAACGGCAGACCAGGATAGATATCACGCGTTAAGCAAAACCTTGACGCGTGATAGAGTCTCAGCAAGCTGGTTGTAGTTGCTGAGACGGCTGTAGAAGTCAGGATCTATGATCCGCTTCTGCAGGAGCCGGTCACACACATTGACGAGGTGTAGGACCGGTTTCGTCAAGGGGTCCCCCATAAGGACTCCTCGACGAAGGGTTACCACACGGATGTCTTTTGCATCCGTGGGGTCCCCGAGATCTGCTAAAAGGCCAGTGGCCTTGAAGTAAATCTGCCTGGGTTTGTAGCAAGTTTCTACTACAATCCCCTGCAATACCCTTGGAATTCCACATTTGGTCATCCAGGGTATTCCCAAATCTCTTCCAACCGTGTGTTGGAGAAGATCGGTAGCCTCGCTGTAGTCGGTTGACGACACAAAGAGGTCTTCGAAAGTGTCCGTCCGTTCGACGTACCCTTCGAATGAGGTCTCCTCTCTGCTGAGCAGGGAGAAGACTTCACTCTTCTCCAGCTCGTTTGTGAACGAGTTGAAGAAGTTCCAGCCATGGTTTGATGCGCTCATCCCTGACTGGCTGCTCCGGATCCCTTTTGCTAGGGGTTCGGAACAAAGCTTACTCACAAGATCGAGAACGATCTTGAGGCAAGCACGGGCCTTGGTAACGCTTCTAGCTTTACCTGGCTCCTTCACCACAGTGAGAAAAGCTTTTCTAAGCTCCACCGGTGGTGTATGGAGAACTCGGTCTAGACAGACCCAGAAGATAAGTTCTCCGATAGTGTCGAAGTCATCCTGGAATTTCCAAGCCTCGACACTTCCTGTGTCCAGATTCCTCACGGGAATCTGCGACATAGGGTCAACGTTGCCGATCATTTCTTTGATCTGCTCCGTTGTTCCGCCTTCCTTCCGGGTTTTCTCCCAGCAGGCAGCGGACGTGATAGTGACCCGCGACTTTGTCGCGAGTCCTGTCACAGCAGCGATGGGTAAGTCCTTGATGACTTCCTCCACCGCCATTCTCCTCAGGGATCGCTGTGTAGCGGTCTCTGGGGGAGGCTCCGACGAAACGGTCAAAATGAACTTTCGTTTCGATTGGAGAACAACTAGTGGCGGCGGTGTTCCGCAGCCCCTAGTTTGAGACAGTATGCCTGTTATCAACAGGCGTTCGTGTCCCTTGGCTTCGCGAAGGACCTGCCAGGTCCTCCACAGAAGCCGGACCCACTCCTGCCCCTCCGGGGGCGGGCGTGTGTCATGTTCAAGAGAGCCCAGGTGGCTTGACTTCTTGAACCACTTCCGACTCCACTTAAGTGTGGAATAGGAAGTTCGGATGTTGATTGCCTCTAGAGACAATTCTCCATCGAGGAACTCATCTCCTATTAACAAGGAGAGAGTCCCAAGTGTGAACAGATCGTATCGATCCCATGTCCACACCTCGGCGGGATTCGCCAGAAACCTCTGTGTGAATATCCCGTCAACGGTCTTCAAGACTTCGATGAGTCTTAAAGATCGTGAGCCGCGGTCGCGGGGTTTGTAAACCCCGTCCTGCGACAGAAC